TTATTTCTTTAAGGTGGGGGATGTAGAGTGCGAGATTATGTTCCGTGCGCTGGACGATGCGGACGATGTAGCAAACTTGAACTCGTTGGAATTGTCGTTCGCGTGGTTCAACGAGTGCCGGGACATCCACCCCGATATTGTGGATGCGATGTCCAAACGTGTAGGCCGCTTTCCGTCAGCGAAAGATGGTGGGCCAACGTGGCACGGTATGTGGGGCGATACTAACCCACCGACTATGGATACGTGGTGGTATTACCAGATGGAAGGCTTAGACCCTAAAGATGGCGTATCAGCGAACAATAACGGGTGGGCGGTCTACAAGCAGCCGTCAGGCCGCTCGACCTTTGCCGAGAATATTGACAATCTCCCCGATGGATACTACGACACCCAAGGCCGTAGCGAGGAGTACATACGGGTTTACATCGACGGTGATTACGGCCTATCCTCGGCGGGTATGCCTGTGTACAAGTATTTCAGGCCAGACTACCATATGGCTAGAGAGAGGCTTCGCCATATCAGTAATGGGGTTCGACCCATTATTGTCGGGATGGACTTGGGGCTTACCCCAGCCGCTGTCATCGGACAGCAAGACCCGAGAGGACGAGCACTGATACTTGGCGAGTGTGTATCGTTTGACATGGGTGTACAGCGGTTTGTCCGTACTATGCTCAAGCCTCTGATATACGAACGGTTTGGCGGTGCACCCATCCTGATTGTCACAGACCCGGCTGGTGTACAGCGGGCGCAGACCGATGAACGCTCGGCAGTGGACATCATCAAGGCTGAAGGACTTAAAGTCATTCCTGCCAAGACCAACAACATCTCAGCCCGTATCAATGCCGTAGACGACTACCTCATGCGTCAAGTTGACGGCGACCCGGCCTTCCTGCTTGACCCGTCATGCACGCAACTCAAGGCGGCGATGATGGGTGGGTATAGGTACAAACCCCGAGGCGACGGCGAGATTGAGAAAAACAAACATTCCCACGTAGCCGAGGCGTTACAATACCTCATGCTCCATATCGCCTCTGTTGGCGAGGGGCATCATTTACCCCAGCGTCGGGAAATTAAGCCCGTTGCAAGCCTAGGTTGGACTTGATATGATGGAGGGGCTGTTTTGCAGCAGCAGTTGTCACCTCCCCACATCTCCTTCTGTGGGTTTGCCCCGTCGAGGTCACTCCGGGGCATTTTTTTCTTGCACAAAATTCTTGACAGTATGTATACTTGTTGATAGAACCACACTACAATATGCGTTAGTGTGTCTGGCAAGGAGGCTGGCATGGCAATCAAAAAGGCGACAAAGCAGTACACCGTGTTCTCAGATAACGAGAAGATGGATACCAGCGGCATGGCTGGAAAGCCTAAAGAATATAAGCCGATAGAGTGGAAAACTCCTGTGATGACCATTGACGACATCATGGAAGTCCAAGAGTATAAGAACGCAAAGCGTCCTGATACTGAGGAAGAATAATGGCTGGACTATCCCTACTACGCGTAGTATCTAATGCCGAACTTAAGCAGCAGGAAGATGCTGCGGCTCAGGCATTACAAGAACGTCAGAACCAACCGATGGTGTTGGGGCTTGCGTCTCACCTACGCCTATGCTGGGATGTAGCCAAGATTGCCAAGAAGCCCATCGAAGATACGATGCTCATGGCTTTGCGGCAGCGCAACGGTGAGTACGAAGCCGATAAGTTGCAGCAAATCAAAGCCCAAGGCGGCTCTGAAATTTACATGATGATTACTGAAGTCAAGTGCCGCGCAGCGGAGTCTTGGCTACGTGACATTCTCCTCGATAGTGGTACTCCTCCTTGGGATATTGTCTCCACCCCCATTCCTGATTTGTCCCCCGCACAGCGGCAAGAGATTCAGGACATCTTTGCAAACCGTGTGCTTGAGATGTTGCAGGCAAAGCAGCAAGCACCGAACCGCGAAGAAATGGCGCAGATGAAAGAAATGGTCTCGCAAGAGTACCGCTTCAGAGTTTTGCAAGACGCACAGAATCGTGCGGACAAAATGAAGTTGAAGATTGAAGACCAGTTTGCACAAGGCGGCTGGGCTGATTCGTTCAATGACTTCATCACCGACCTCGTTACTTTCCCATGTGCCTTTATCAAAGGCCCAGTGGTGCGTCGTCAACGTGCTCTTGGTTGGAAAACTGAACTTGGTCGTACAGTTGTAGACCCGATTGAAAGACTCGCTCCTGAGTTTGAGCGTGTTGACCCATTCCGTATTTACCCTGAGCCGGGTATCTCCCGTATCGAGGATGGATACATCTTTGAACACCACCCTCTATCTCGTACCGACCTGTCTGAACTGATTGGTGTACCGGGCTACGATGAGGATGCTATCCGTACTATCCTTGACGAAGGCTCAGGCCCGTCTTGGATTAACGAAGATGTCGAGTTGATTAAGCAAGAGGAGGAGCGTAAGTACTACTCCTACATGCGCCCAACCGATGTGTATGACGCCCTTGAGTTCTGGGGTAAGGTCTCTGGCAAGATGTTGCTTGAGTGGGGTATGACTGAAGAAGAAGTACCCGACGAAGCCCGTGAGTATGATGCCAACGTGTGGATGATTGGTAACTACGTTATCAAGGCTACGCTGAACTATGACCCATTGGGTCAGAAGCCTTACGCCAAGACTTCGTTTATTAAATGCCCCGGCGCGTTTTGGGGTAAGGGTATTCCCGAGATTATTGAAGACTTGCAGAACGTCTGTAACGCAGCCGCTCGTGCATTGGTCAACAACATGGGTATCTCCTCTGGCCCACAGGTCGAGGTGAACCTTGAGCGTATTCCTCCGAACGAGGACATTACTCAGATGCACCCGTGGAAGATTTGGCAAGTGACCAACGACCCGATGGGGTCAAGTGCACCTGCTGTCCGCTTTACGCAGCCGGATGATAATGCGCAGACTCTCATGGCTGTCTATGAGAAGTTTGCTCGTCTGGCAGATGACCACTCTGGTATCCCAGCCTACTTGTATGGCGACCTGAATGTTCAGGGTGCAGGCCGTACTTCTTCAGGCTTGTCGATGCTGATGGGTGCTGCTGGTAAAGGTATTCGTCAGGTCGTAGCACATATTGACCAAGACGTAATCAAACCGATTGTTCAACGTCAGTTCGTGTACAACATGCGATATGACGAAGATGAAAGCATCAAGGGTGATGTACAAGTCATTGCCCGAGGCGCAGTTAACTTGGCTGTCAAAGAGACTGTCAACGTGCGCCGTATCGAGTTCCTTAACGCAACCGCCAATCAATTTGATATGGAAATTATTGGTAAGGATGGTCGCACCGCGATTCTTCGTGAGGTGGCTAAAGGGTTGCAAATGCCTGTGGACGCAGTTGTTCCGTCTCGGGAGAAACTTGGTTTCACTGACAAGGCGGCGGCGCAAGCCGCTCAAGCACTTGCTGCTGACCAAGCGTCTGGCGTGCCTATGCAACCAGACGGTACTCCCAAAGGTGGAATGGAAGCGAACGTAGTGCAGAGCAGGGCTAGTGGGAGGGCAGCATGATTCGTCCTGACGACAAGACTGTAAAGGCTTTTGCCATTGCGGTTCGGCAATATCCAGAGATTCTGGAATATATTGCTGCTTGGCGTACGCACGAATTGGAGCAACTTCCACACGCTGTAAACAACGCGGCATTGATGCAGGGGCGATGCCAAGTTTTGGGTGAGTTGTACAAACTCGCCAAAGAGTCCCCTGAACTAGCGGCAAAGTCCTAACTGATATGACTCGCCGTCTAATCCACGCATACCGATAGGAGCGTTTTAATCATGGCACTTCCAGAGCAAATTCGTAAACAGACCGAGGCAGTTCAAGAACTGTACAAACAACTCAATGGTGATGGAACCAATGGTGAGGGACAAAATCCGCCCACCGACGGTGGAACTCCGCCCACTGAGCCTGTGGCAAACAGTACTCCGACCGCCGACGAGAACGCTGCAACGAACAATGCTGCTCAGCCACCTAGTGACGAGCACACAAATGGTGGCGGAAAAGACGCCGAAGAAACACTGACTCAGAAGTACCGCACCCTCCAAGGCATGTACAACGCTGAGGTTCCTCGTCTGCATAGCCAGAACAAAGAACTCTCGGGTCGTTTACAGCAAATGGAGCAGTTGCTGGCAACCATCTCGCAACAGAATGGTCGTTCTCAGTCTCAGCAAGTTGAAGAAACTCTGATTACTGATAAAGACCAAGAGGAATATGGCGAGTCGCTTGACGTTATGCGTCGTGTGACCCGTGAAGAACTCATCCCTGTGGCGCAGAAGATTGCACAGATTGACCGCCTGCTACAACAGTTGCAGGTAAACGTAGTGCCTCAGGTTAACGCCGTGGTGCAACGTCAGGCTCTATCTGCTGAACAGCAATTTTGGTCGGATTTGACTTCGTATGCCCCTCAGTGGAAGGACATCAACAATGACCCGGCGTTCCAGTCGTGGTTGTTGGAGGTAGACCCACTGTCTGGTATTACTCGTCAAACCATCCTTGAGGATGCTCAAAACAGCCTCGATGTGCGCAGAGTAGGTAACTTCTTTAAGTCTTGGCTTGAGTTAACTGGACAAGCCAATGTTGCTCAAAACACTCGTCGGAATGTGTCTGCTTCCGAACTTGAACGCCAAGTGGCTCCGGGTAAAGGCCGGAACACGGGGAACCCCTCAGGTTCAAATGCCAAGACGTATTCGCCTGATGACATCAAACTTTTCTTTAACGATGTCCGTCAAGGTAAATACAAAGGGCGTGAAGCAGAGCGCGACCGCATTGAACGCGACATCTTCGCTGCACAGCGGGATGGTCGTATAACTGTGAACGCTTGATTAGAGGAGTAATATCATGGGATTTCCCGTCTCGCAAGGCCGTCCGAACTATTCGGGCAACTTCATTCCCGAAATTTGGTCGGGCAAACTGATTGAGAATTTCTACGATGCCACCGTG